GCTGCTAGCATGTTAATTACCACTCCGGCTTTTGCCGAACACCGCAAACGAGACAGAGACCATAGCCAACAGGAACGCCGTAAAGGCGGTTGTGGCTGGCTCTGTGGAGCAATCATTGGCGGTGTTGTTGTAGGTGCTCTTTCCTCTGATCGTAGAGAACGCAGAGAACAAGAATACGATAACCGTTACTACCCACCAGATTATCGTTATGATAGACGCTACTGCGTTCGCGAACAAATTGTAGAATGGCATCGTGGTGAACGATACATCTACTGGCAAACTACCTGTAATTAAGGAATAATATATGAAGAAGTTTATTGCACTAGCACTTGTAATGCTAGCCACTCCAGCTATTGCTCAGAAGACACCAGTTGGTGTTACCTATGATACTACCATTGTTCGCGCAGTCGATGGTGATACAGTTGTTGTTATTGCGCCATATCTTCCAGCACCACTCAAGCCTGAGCTCGGTGTTCGTATCTTTGGTGTCGACACTCCAGAGAAAAGCTTCCGCGCTAAATGTGAAAGCGAAAAGAAGCGTGGTGAGCAAGCTTCTGTCTTTACAAAAGACGTAATTGCTGCGACAAAGAAGCACCAGGTTGTTCTATACGATTGGGACAAGTTTGGTGGCCGTATTCTTGGCGATATCTTGCTTGATGGTATGAGCCTTCGTGATCTGCTTATCAAGAATGGTTTTGCTCGTGAATATTATGGCGACGCAAAGCAATCTTGGTGCAATTAATGGTTGACATTTAAATCAATCTAGTATATAAATAGAATATCAGTTGTTGACAATCAACAATAAAGGTTCCGAGGACGCGGGGGCAGTACCCGCCACCTCCACCATAGACACTCTGGGCCGAATACACACCGGCTAATAAAAGTTTCGATTACTATTGCTGAAATCCGGGCAATAGAATAGGCAGAGTTTGGAATCGCAGGTACTCTCTAGCCAGAGTGTCTATGACGGGGGTGAACTAGGATCGACTGGGACGGAATAAGGCGGTTCGAGACTGATTGATTGGCAAAGTGCCACTAAACGTAAATGCAAACGATAACACTGCATATGAAGGTCTTGCACTAGCTGCATGATTTTTCGGGGGATGGGTTCCACCTAGCAACAGAACGGGCCCACACATACCACGAGTTGTTCTAGAAACACCACGAGTGGTTGACATTTATAGATCTATGGTGTATAAATAAAATATCGCAACGGAGGTTGGAACCTCCATTGACTCTTACAAAGCTTCAAGTCTTAGGGCTATAGAAAGCGGAATTATCTAACATCTCAGATGCACAATAATTCCACCGACGAAACCATAATGATTTTGCATTTCCAGTAAGAGGGAAATGGATGGAAGATACCTTCGTTATTTCTTTTTGTATCTTCTCATAGCGACAGAAAAACTATAGGCTGAGATGCCTGCAAAGTAGTCTCTGTTTGCCAAAGTCATTTAAGATTAGAGGATACAAATGAAACTTTTCGAAAATAGAAAAGATTTCCCGTACCTGCGCTGGGCTGAAGGATTCTGCCTTGGTCTTGCTCTTGCTGCAGGTGCAGCAGTTGCAATGCCAACTAAGGAACCAGAAGTCAAGATTGTTAAGGTGCCTGAAGTCAAGGTAATCGAAAAAGAAGTTATCGTAAAAAAGCCAGTTTATCTGAGCGCTAACGATAAAAAACAAATCCAATGCATGGCCGAGAATACCTACTTCGAAGCAGGCCATGAACCCTACAAAGGTAGGATTGCGGTTAACAATGTTGTGTTAAACCGCGTCAAAGATGATAGATTCCCAAAAACACCATGCGGAGTAATTAACCAAAAAGCTCGAGGCGTATGCCAATTTTCATGGAAGTGTGAGGGAGGAAAGCGAATTCGTGACGGTGTAGCTTTCGCAAAAGCAAAAGAAATCGCCGAACACGTGTACCTAGGAAATTACGGTGACGTAACTAAAGGTGCAAAGTTCTACCACGCCGACTACGTAAGTCCTCGTTGGGGTAGAGTCTTTGATCGTACAACTAAGATTGGTGCACATATTTTTTATAGAGGATGATTTATTATGGTGGACGACGTTATCTTTCAAAAGACTATGTCTAATGAAAAGTTTATTAAAGAGATCGAAAATCTTGTGAAGACGTATAATTTAGATTACATGGATGCCGTCGTCCACCTTTGTGAAAAGAATAATATTGAAATTGAGGCTGCTGCTTCAATTATCAAGAATAATATTAAAATCAAATCAAAACTTCAGTCTGCTGCTGAAGATCTTAACTATCTTCCTAAGACAGCCCGACTGCCAGTATGACGCCGTTCGAGTCTTATAAGACTTTCCTTGCGGTCAAAAGCCACTTTACCAGTGATAGTTATGATTACATTAAGTACAATGGTAAAGTGAATGCAAGTTCTACGAGCTTCGAGACTCGTAAAGATAAGTACCAATTTTACAAACTCTCCAAACATAAGAACCCACTTCAGTATCTGGTTGCCAACTTTGTTGATGGTGACTTGAAATGGATTGGTGATTTGTTTGATGATAAGTCTGAAAAGCTCTATGCTGACTGGCTCAAGCGACAACAATCTCTTTCGTATATTTTTGAGCAAGACCTAAATAAACTGTTGACAGATTTTGACGATAATGTTATTGTAAAGAATGGGCAACACCCATATTTACTTAAACAATACTTACGTAGAGAAATCTCGATTGAGACTATTATTATTCTAAATGATATTCTTGGTTTCTTTGGCCACTGGAATAAGAAGATTGAAGATGGTGTTCTCTGGCCGAGCATATATAAAAAGCTAAGTAAGTATAAACCATTCTTTCATTATGACATGTTTAAGTGTCGTAAAATACTGAAAGACAAATTTGCAGGTGATTGATGTCTGAATATTTTCGTTACTCTACTGAGCCGGCTAATCCGGCAATGACTGCTCAAGCTCCTCTAGCTTCTTCCAAAGAAACATTTGAAAAGATGATGGCTGCCAAGCAAGTAAATGATGGCAACTATTGGAATGTGATGTGTGAAGTGTTTGCTGAGGATTTTGAGAATCTTCCTAAAGAACGCTTTAAGGTCTGGGCATCTGTGATGTCAGTTCCTTTTATGACTCGAGCTCGATTCTTCGATTACTTTGCTGCAGTCCTTCCAGCTGCGAAAGAAGATCGTCGAATTCGTTACGCACTCGAAGATCCCGATGTAGGGATTACCGAACAAGATCGTGGTATCTACAATCTGTTCGAAGACTTTACAACCTCAATGAATCGTATCCAACATATGGCTCACCTTGTTTTGAACAAGTGGACTCCAGAAGATCTGGCAAAGCTGGATACGATTGTAGAACTTGGCGGCGGCATTGGCGACATGGCTGATATCGTCTACAAGCTCGGCTTCAAAGGCAAGTACGTAATTTACGATTTTGCTGAAGTCGGTGCAGTTCAGAAGTGGTATCACGATCAGTTGGGACATACCAACATCGTACATACTTCTGATGTGAATGATCTGTTTGATGCAGATCTTATGATTGGTACTTGGTCATTCACCGAGATGCCAGTCGACCTTCGTAATGATATCATGTCAAAGATCGGCCAAACAAAAAATTGGCTAATTGCATATTCTAATGAGATCTTTGGTATCGATAATGATAAATACATACGAGAGGAATTTGTCCCACGTTTTACCAACCATGATATCGAATATTCTGATATTCCATTCATGCCTTGGGATGGCGGGGCTAAGTACCTCTCAATTAAATATAACGACTAATATAACGTACACAACGACATACAAGGAGAATAATTATGTCTTTCGCTGATCTCAAGCGCTCGTCTGCTACCTCATTTGAAAAGCTCACCAAGGAGCTTCAGAAGCAGACCACTACCTTCGACCGTTCCGACGATGACAAGTATTGGAAGCCTACATTGGACAAGGCTGAAAATGGCTACGCTGTTATTCGTTTCCTTCCTGCACCGGGCGGTGAAGATCTTCCTTTTGTTCGTATCTGGGACCATGGCTTTAAAGGCCCAACCGGTCTTTGGTATATCGAGAAGTCGCTGACGACTCTTGGTAAGCCAGATCCTGTTTCTGAGCACAACTCTGTTCTCTGGAATACTGGTCTGGAATCGGACAAGGAAAAGGCACGTGACCAGAAGCGTCGCCTGTCTTACATCTCAAACATCTACGTTGTTAGCGATCCTGGTAATCGTGACAACGAAGGTAAGGTCTTCCTGTACAAGTATGGCAAGAAGATCTTTGACAAGTTGAACGACCTGATGAACCCTCAATTTCAGGACGAACAACCAGTAAATCCGTTCGATCTTTGGACGGGTGCTAACTTCAAGCTCAAGATTCGTAAGGTTGAGGGTTACCGCAACTACGATAAGTCTGAATTCGACTCTCCCGCACCACTGCTCGATGATGACGCTGAACTTGAAGCGGTATACAAGCAGGAGCATTCGCTCCAGGATCTTGTAGATCCAAAGCACTTTAAGTCTTATGATGAGCTAAAGACTCGTCTCAACAATGTTCTGGGTCTTAATGCCGCTCCGGCAAAGATTCGTGGTGTTGAACTTGACGAGGAAGAGTACAAGGCTCCGGCCCCAGTCTTCCAGGCAGCTGCTGCTCCAGCCGCTCCTGTTGCTTCGGCAGGCGTCGATGATGACGACGAGGATCTGGCTTTCTTCAAGCGACTTGCTGACGAAGATTGATCGGTGGGAAAGGGGGCCTTCGGGTCCCCTTTCTTTTTATGCCGCTTTCATTGGTGTATTGGTTTCTTTATAACCAAATCGGCTAAGGTAGTATTGAACACTATTTCTATCAACCATGGTTGGTAAATTTTCAACTACTGATGAACCAGCCGCACTAATATTTGGTGGTGATACTACAGGAGGCGGTGTAGGTTTACTTGCATCGTCTTTTATTTTAGCAATTGCCGCAGTTTGCGTAGCAGCTTCATTTGATATCATTTGTGCAAAATTTGGTGCAGCAGTTGTTAAGCTTCGTGCCATGCCTGGACCAACAACTTTTCCACCAACAGTTCCAATAAACTCTGCTATATTTGTAAGAGTATTATCAACAACTTCAACGCCTTTGTTTACAACATTTTCAAATGTCGATGAGTCTGCCGGCATTCCTGCTCCGCCAAAAACAAAGTGGCCACCATGTGTTCCAGCATAATCATGTGGCTTCCATCCATATTTGTGGCCATGTTGACGAATCCACGCGCCACTCGTTCCATGAATATCCATTGCTACTCCTCTTAAGTGAGGAGAATTTGTAGCACCACCGACAGCCGCATTCTTTTGCGGTGATCTTTTGCTGCTTGCAACATCAGAAGGTTTTACCGCGCCATTGGAATCTGCCATCATTTTAGCAAATGCTTCTGCGCCTTCTTTACTAAATGCAATAGGTCTTCCATGCTGATCGTTTGCGCCAGCAATTCCATAACCAGCACCAGTTTCAGGATGGTTTACTGAAATTACTTTATCTGTTGTTGACTTTTCAGCATCAGGAGTTTCTGGTGTTGGAGCGGCAGGATCTGGTTTTCCACCAGCCCATGTAGGTGCATTACGTTCCCACCAAGATCTGCTATCATTTGTAGTTGGTGTTGCTGGAGTTATTGGAGTGCGAGTACCAGCTTCCGCCTGTTCACGTAAAGAAGGTGTTGGCTGTTCTGGACCTGGTGGAATAGGTGTAGCATCTGTCTTTGGTGGAGGTGGAGAATATACTGGAGCAGCTTCGGCTTGTTCACGTAATGGTGCACCAGGTTTTACAGGAGAACTATTAGAATCTTCTGGAATATTAGCAGGAGTTTCTTCTGGAACGTCGTCTGGAAAAAAGCCGGTAAAAAAATCTTTAATCTGTGTTACTGTATCAGAAATAAAAGTTGCAGTCTCTAATGTAAAGTCCACCATTCCTGTAACGAACTTCATTACTGGATCGTACGCCAATAAACCAAGACCAAGAAGACCGAGCATGCCGAGTCCACCACCTGAAGACGATTGAACTCTCTCGGCGTCCTTATTTTGTTCTAATTGATTTTGGCGTTCTATTCTGTCTTCTTGAGCATCTAACTTGCTATTTTGATACGCAATCTTTTGATTGTTAAGCTTTTGCTTAAAAAGATTGTCCATTATAGAAAGTTGATCTAAAGCGGCTATAAGCTTTTTAGAATTTAATTCTGGTTTTTTGTCAGGAACGGCGTTATCATTTGCAACTGCTCTGTTTGCGTTTTTAATATCACTTTCGTTCAATAGAACAGAACCAACGATACCAAAAGACTTGGCAGTATTGGTTGTATCAATAGCGGTAATAAGAACTTTTAATGCCATTACGCAGCCAACTTATAATGAGCAAGATACTTTTCAATTCCATCACTACCAGGATAGTTTGGATTTATAACAGAGATAGATCCGGTTGGTGATGCTGACTTTAATGTTTGTGCAGCAGATGGTATGTTTGTAGCAGTAGACGCGGTTTTCTTTTCACCCATTGCAATTTGGTTTTGAATCTTATTTGATTCTTCTGAAATAAGTTTTGCAAAATCTGGTCCGGTTGTAGTAAGATTTCTCGAAACACCAGGACCCACAATCTTGCCACCAATATGTCCAATAAAGTCAGCAATGTTTGTTAGCACTTTATCAGCGCCGTCTACAATATCACTCATTTGAAAACCATCTGAAGAAGCTGGACCGGCTCCAGGCGCATAGTATCCTTCTTGCTTAGCAATGGATTCCATCAATTTTGTTTTTTCACCCTGATTTAAATCAGTATATTTCTTATTAGGATCTATGCCAGCTGTTCCAATAACTTTTGATGCGTGTGTAGGATCTTCTGCCCACTGTCCTAGTGTTTGCCCAATTGGTCCACTCGAATATTTGTCACGACTTAATTGAGCATCCATAGCAGCAAATCCCGCGGCAGCCGTAGGAAACACTGCAACAGGCGGACCGTTTGTAGATGGAGAAGATCCTACTGCGCCTAGAGATATCGCAAGCGGTCCATACATTATATTCCCAGGATTATTTGTGCGGGCGGCTATAGTTCCTCCACGACGTTCTGTAGTTCCATCAGAATATGTTACCGTGGTATATCCTCGACCACCATCAATTACACCGGTGATAGTCTTGTCTTGAGATGTAGTGTTTGGTTGTGTTGCTGACGGAGCAGTACCACCAACTTTTTCTCCACCTTTTAATTCTTTGGCCATTGCATCTGGCGTATATGCACTAGGATCTGCTTCTATTCTTTTTCTAGCTGCCTCAGAAGTACCACCTCTGTTATTAGGTCCATATGCCTCTAAAATATCTTTATATTTTGGAGGTAGATTAGCTGCCGTATATGTTTTACCGTCTGGCAGGACATATCCTTCGGTAAAACCTTGTTCATTAGTAACGGCTTTCATGCCGTGTTGTTCTAAACCTTTGCGTGATTTATCTGCGTCATTATAAGTATCTTTCATAAATTTGTCCATTCCCCATAATATAAGGAGCGAACTTCCTAAAGCGGCTAATGCTGGTCCGGCCGCAATAGCCCTAACCAAACCTACCAGACTTCTAATATTTTTTAAGAAAGAGAGACCACGTAACCATTTCCAAGCAGTAGAAAATGCTTTAATAGCTACTTTAAATCCTTTAAGCAATGCGCTTAATCCGAGTTTAGCAAAGTTAGTAGCAAACCCGCCTAACACGCCTAGAAGAGTCGAAAGGATTCCTCCTTTTGATTGTTTTTCATTATCATTTGCTGCACCGTATCTTTTGCCGAGATCATTGAATATACTATTTTGTTCGATCTTAGCTTCTCTTGCGGCAAGGGCATTTTCTTCGTAGACTTTTCTGTCAAAGTCTATTTGCTTTTTCAGTGTTCCATTAATTGAAACCAGATACTTAACAACATCTGATAGAAGCTTTTCAGTATTATCTGACTTTGCTTTGTACGAGCTTTTAGCGTTTGCTGCTGGTAAAGATCCACTACCAACAATACGCTGTTGGCCGGCACTTGCAGCCATTCCAAAACTAACATAGATTATATTTGAAGTTTGCTTTTTTGTTGACTGGTCTTTTGAAGAGAGTATAGTAGAGACTCCAGCCGCGATACCGCTAGCTGCTTTTTCTCCGCCTGAAATAACACCTTTTACAGCGTCTAACAATCCCGCCATTATTTCTTTCTACTCTCTATTTCTTGTTTCTGCTTTTCTAAAAATTCCATCAACATGTCAACATATAGATCTCTTTCATATGGAATTAAGCTTTCAATCTCTGTAATAGAATATTTGTGATGCTGAGCCAAAGAGAATACCATTGAATAGTATCTTGCTAAGTCTGTATGACTCAGCCCCACATAAAAAAATCTTTGAGATTTGTTAACTCAATTTCCCTATCATTACCAAGAGAATTTTTGTACTTAATAGTATGTTGAAG